CTAGACCGTATGATCGTTTATTTCGCGGGCTCCAACAGCCCGGCTGATCTGGCGCAGAGGCCTATCAGGTATTTGTTTTTGGATGAGGTGGATAAGTTTCCTAAGTTTTCTGGCCGGGAAGCCGACCCCATCAAGCTGGCCACTGAGAGAACGAGGACTTTTTGGAATAGGAGAATAGTGAAGGTATCCACTCCCACCACGCGCCAGGGTTATATATTCAGGGAATATGAGAAATCGGATCAACGCAAGTTTTATGTCGCTTGCCCCCACTGCGGAGGATATCAGGTCTTGATGTTCGGGCAGATCAAATGGCCGAAAGACGAGAGGTCTGCCGAACGAATCAAGAACGAACGCATGGCCTGGTATGAATGTTGCCATTGCGAGAAACACATCGAAGATTACCAAAAGAACAAGATATTGCAGAACGGCAAGTGGGTGCCTTATGGGGTCGAGATTAACGAGGACGGAAATATCACGGACGATTATGCAGGCAGTAGGCACAGGGGGTTTTGGATCAACTCGTTATATTCTCCGTGGCTTACCTGGAGCGATATCGCCGCGGAATTCCTGCGCTCGAAAGATTATATCGAGCTTTTGATGAACTTCGTCAACTCCTGGCTTGCCGAGGTCTGGGAAGAAAAAATCGAAGAGACTACGGTGGATAAAATAAGGGCATTGTCGTGCGATTACGTCCAGGGGAATGTGCCGGACGACGTGATCGTATTGACCGCCGGGGTCGATGTGCAGAAAGACCATTTTTATTATGTAATTCGCGGCTGGGGTTATTACGAAGAATCGTGGTTGATCAGGGCCGACCGCGTCGAGTACTGGGAAGATATCGTGGACGCCCTTTTTAAGACTGAATATAAAAGGCTGTCGGGCAGCGAGACGTTGCCGGTTTATATGAGTTGTATCGACTCTGGATACCGGACGGACGAAGTTTATAGATTTTGCCGCCAGTGGTCAGATAGGACAAAGGCAGTCAAAGGACAGGAGGAAATCACCGGCGGCAGGTTTTACCGGGCCTCGAAGATAGACATAAATTCGAGGACAGGCAGTATCATCCGCAGCGGGTTGGTTTTGTGGAACGTTAACGTTACGCAGTATAAGGACAAGATCAACCGGCTCGTGGCTTCCCGGGATCCCAGGAAGTGGCATATATTCAAAGACCCGAGAGAAGAATATTTGAACCAATTCAGCTCGGAACATAAGGTCCTGATCAGGAACAGGAATACCGGCAAGGCCAAGGAAGTCTGGCAGAAGAAAAAAGAAGCGGTCTCAAACCACTATCTCGATGCCGAGGTATACGCGGTTGCGGCGGCGGACATCATCCGGGCATTAAATATCAGGAAAGACGAAACGACGAGAGTCCACCAAGAGGTAATGCAACAGGAACACAGCCGCGGTAATTGGCTTAAGAAACGCGAAGGAAGCTGGCTTTGATGGCTAGATGGATTGAAAGAAAAAGCAACTGGCTTAAAAACGACAATTACGATAGCGGTTTCAAGGAAAAGACAGCGGGGCGCCCGCCAAACGACAGCGAGGATTACGGAGTCAAATTCATCCCATTGCGATGCCCCAGGTGCAAGAGCAAAAACGTCTTATGCTACAAGACGGACTTCCCGATAAGGTATCACACATGCCAGTCATGCGGCTGGAAATTCAAGTCCGTAGAGGAAAAATAATTATTACCAGAATCTGGTATCGACTATTTGAAAAAGAAAGATATTTTAAGTAACATAGGATTATAGGTTTTTGCGCTAAGGGCCTGATCAGCCCTCAACGCGCCCAATAGAAACAAGAAGCCCGTAACTCGTCGACGAGCGAGATGCGGGCTTTTTTATTGGGAGAGAAAGGGAGTTTTTATGAGCGCACCCACGAAGCAGGAGATGCTCGATAACGTCGAGAATGCCATCAATGCCAGGATGACCGGCGGGGCCGTAGCGTCCTATTCCATCGGCGGAAGAAACCTTCAGTATATCAGCTTGAGCGAACTGATAAAACTGCGCGACCAGTTACGCAAAGAAATCGCAGGCTCGAACGACACCACCACGTACGCAAAGTTCGATAACCCATCATGAAAGACAAACAGAAAATATCAGACAGAATAACGGCCGGAATAGACAACTTCATTTCGTTCTTTTCCCCCAAGGCCGGGTTCAAGCGAAGGATGTATCGGGAGGCAATTAATGTCTCGCAAAAATTCGGCGCTTATAAGGGAGCGAGCAGGGATCGTTTAAGGTCGTCATGGATCCCCGGAGGAGGTTCAGCAGACCAGGATTTATTGCCTGAGTTATCCGATATCAGGGAACGCAGCCGTGATTTGAACAGGAACGACGCGCACGCTTCAGGAATCACTTCCACGATGACTGTAAATGTCATCGGGACGGGTATCAGGCCCCAGAGCAGGGTGGATAAGGAAGAGCTCGGGATAGATGATAAGGTGACAGAGGAGTTCCAAAGGAAAGCCGAGAGGATATGGAAACGCTGGATTCCTTATGCCGATGCCGGAGAACGCATGGACTTCTACGAGATTCAGCAGCTGGTGGATAGGCAGATACTCGAGAATGGCGAGGCGATAATCGTTCCATTGCGATTAGAAGGCAACGGCAGGCCATACCCGTTGGTCCTGCAGGTGATTGAATCAGACAGGCTCAATACCCCGCCGGATAAAAAAAGCGACAAGGCAGTCAGGTCTGGTGTAAGGATTGGAGAAAACGGCGAGCCGGTTTCGTATTTCATTCAAAAGACGCACCCCGGCGATATTAGCCATAGGACGAGAGAAGAAGCAATGCAATACATAGAGATTCAGGCCAAGGGCAAATATGGCAGAAAAAATATTTTTCATTTGTATTATGTTTCGCGGTCCGGCCAGACAAGAGGGGTTCCATTTTTCGCGCCGGTACTGACATATTTCAAGGATTTGGCCGAGTATGCCGAGGCAGAGCTCGTTGCCGCGCGCATTGCAGCTTGCTTCTCTCTTTTTATAACTTCCGAGGCCTCGATGGATGTGGCAGTCAATTCCGCATACGAGAAAAACCAGTCCGGGCAGATGGTCGAATCATTGGAGCCCGGGATGATCAAACACCTGATGCCGGGTGAGTCCATCACCTCATTCAATCCGCAGAGGCCGAGCGCAACGTTCGAGCCGTTCGTGGACAGGATATTGAGGGCGATATCTGCGGCATTGGGTCTTCCATATGAACTGGTGGCAAAAGATTTTTCCAAGACGAATTATTCAAGCGCCCGGGCCGCGTTACTCGAGGCCAGGAGATATTTCAAGGTCAGGCAGGAATGGCTGGCGCAAAAACTCTGCCAGCCTGTTTGGGAGATGCTTTTGGAAGAGGCGTATTTAAGGGGGAGATAGACGCCGGGAACTTTTACGAAAAAGGCAGACCCATGCCTGCATGGGTTAGGGCAAGATGGATTGCTCCCGGTTGGTCCTGGGTGGATCCGCTCAAAGAGGTCAAGGCATCCAGAGAAGCTATCGCGGGAAATATTTCCAGTTTAGCGGATGAGGTAGCCGGGCAAGGCAAGGACTGGGAGGAGATTTTGGAACAGAGGGCAAGGGAAGAGCAGAAAAGAAAAGAGCTTGACCTTCCGGAGATGGCCGCTGGCTCAAAAACTCCCAAAGACGAGGAAGATGAGGAAACGAAGCAGGAAGAAGAAATCCGGCAGATTCTGGAAACTGCCGAAGAGGTCAGCGAGAGAAATGAGAAATTGAGCAGCGAGATTGTGAAGATGGGAAACGACAACGGCATCTTGAAAAAAGAACTGTCCGACATAAAGACGAGGTTAGAGAAGGTTTTGATCAATGGATAAAAAAGAAGTCCTTTTGGAAAGAAACAAAATAAGCAGGTTACTGGGTACGGAAACCGAAGACGGTAATCTGGAGAGGAATATCTTCCTGCTTAAGTCTTTGGATATGCAGAAAGACATCGCCGGTATCATCGGCAAGGTTTACGCGTTGATAAAAGAAGGACAAGAAGACACCCAAGCGCTTAAAGATGTCAAGAATGAGATACGCGTGCTGGTAGAAGCCTTGGATAAATATCAGGAGGCGTTTGACAAAGAGGTCAAGGTGTTTGTCAGTAATTTCCCGGATGCTCTTAGAGAGGTAAGGGTATCCAATACGGAAGATTTCAGGCATGAGCACCCTAAGGAGATAAGGGTTTCCAATTTAAAAGAGATAAAACTGGAAAAACATCCTGATGAGATAAGTATCAAAAGACCGGCTTGGTATAAAGAGTTCGATTTCGAAAAGTTATTTAAGTTTTCCAAGGATTCAAGCACCGGATTTTTTAAGCAGGTCAAGACGAGTCTCTTCAATAGTTTCATCAAGAACGTAAAACCCAAAGAGGCGATACCCGTCAGGCTGGTGACTGAAGACGGCGAGAAATTTTATCGGGCAGGTAATGTCTACGTCGGAGGCGGAAGCGACGGCGCAATTTTAACGGAACTTAGGAAATTAATCGGCTTTGAAATCCCGGCTTACGACTATATCGCCTTGACCTATGTATCTTCCGGCAATGGCCAGGGAGAAATCGAAACCGTGACATACAAAAAAGGCGGCGCTGGCGGCACCACGGTTGCGGCCTTGACATTGACTTATAATTCGGAAGACGAAATCGCCACCATAACCAGGACCTAATATGTCGATGAAATTTAATCCCATCACAGGCAAGTTGGACGTCGTAGATAAAGGCGGTAGGGAAGAAGGAACTTTCGGTTGCGCGAACCAGGTCGTCCCGGCAGGCACGACTTATACGCTTGTTATTCCCTTGAGCCGTTCGGATTACAAAATGGGGCATTTGCTTTTGTACGTGCCGCAGGCAGCGGTCTCATCTTGGCGCAGGGTGCACTCTTACATCATGTTCACCACCGATATAAACAATGCCAAAGCCCAAAGCGCAGGTATGAGCACGAACATGATCAGCCTCTGCGTTTTTTATGATTGGTGGGTGAAGGGGTACGCTTACGAGGACGACGGTTTTCTCTCGGGGAACTTTTATAACAATACGGGCTGGCAATTGGTCAGGATCAAGAGCGTCCAGATCGTAGGCAATACGATCGAACTGGTCCTTCAGAACTCCCATGCCACGCAGCGCGCAACCGTAACCATAAAAGGCAATTATCATGTCTACAAATAAAATCCTCATGTTCATCAATGGCAGTCCGTTCGATAGCAACGGCGGCTTGGGCGTGCATACCCGCTATTTATGCGATGAGTTCAGGAAATTCGAAGACATCGAATTGACGCTCATTTGCGCTGATTATTACACCCAGGAGGGCGGGCTTTATTTGATGGGAGACAAGAAAAAGCGCGTCCAGCCCGAGGATTGGAAACACGAGCCGAATCATTACCGGCTATTAGAGGTTTATAAC